AGGAAAGCCTATCCTATGACCAACCTAAGTTGGGAATTTTGGAGGCGATCCCCACTATTGGTAGCCCACTTTTGGGGTATGGATTGGGGGGTGGTGGGAAAAGAACTAGCGTGAAGCCTGTCTACAAAGACCAAAAAAAATTTGAAAAGGACTTGGCTTCTTTTATGAAGACAAGAAAAAGAAAAGGTAAAACTAGAAAAGAAGTAGAACAGCAAGGCGGCCCGCTTAATAAAAAGTTAGACGATACCTATGTTTATGAAGCCCTAGAAGATCACGGTTTATCTCCTGAATACCATGAAAACGGAGGGGTAACAGCCTACGAATTTTTGGGAAATAATAGGCAAGGAAATCCCATGTACAAGAAAAAACACTTCAAAACCAACACAAGTCTAAAAACATTAAGGAATTGGTTAGGGTACTAATGCCCATACAAGAATGTAAACTACCCAACGGAAAGAAGGGTTATAAGTGGGGTAGGTCTGGAAAGTGCTACTCTAGTGAGTCATTAGCACGGAAACAATCAAGGGCGGCACATGCCAGCGGATATACAAAAAGCGGTAGACATAGCAAGAGAACTTAAAAAGCGAGAACGCTTTAACAAGATAGATTTCTACGACCCATACCCGTATCAGGAAGATTTCCATTCCACAGGCATAGGTGCAAACCAACGCCTACTGATGGCGGCAAACCGCATTGGTAAGTCTTATTGTGGGGCCGCAGAGATGGCCTATCACCTAACAGGGCTATACCCTGACTGGTGGAAGGGTAGGAGATTTAGAAAGCCTATTACAGCGTGGGCAGGTGGTGTATCGAATGAAACCACCAGAGATATTGTACAAGCAGAATTATTGGGTTCCCCCGATGACCCCGAAGCCTTTGGCTCTGGCGCGATTCCTAAAAATACTATTATAAAGACGGAGCGCAAACCCGGAGTACCAAACGCCAAGTCCGTAGCCCTCATACGGCATATTACTGGTGGGAACTCATCTTTACACTTTAAAGCCTATGAGATGGGCGTAGAGAAATGGCAGGGTAGATCGGTAGATGTGGTCTGGTTGGATGAGGAACCAAGCAGGGAACTGTACTCCCAGAGTGTGACACGAACCCTCGATAGGAGGGGGATGGTTTACATGACCTTCACCCCAGAACACGGCATGACTGAAACAGTAGCCGCCTTTATTAATAATATAAAGAAGGGGCAAAGCCTGACTAACGCCACATGGGATCACGCATCTGAAAAGATAAAGTCCATGTACGGAAAGGAAGGACATCTTTCTGAAGATGCGATGGAGCAGATTCTATCCGCTTACTCCCCACATGAAAGGGAGATGAGGAGATACGGCAGACCCTCAATTGGCTCTGGCCTGATCTTCCCCGTTAATGAAGAAGAGTTGATGTGTGACCCGATAGAGATTGAAGATCACTGGCCCAGAATAGCGGCTATTGACTTTGGTTGGGATCACCCCACAGCAGTAGTATGGTGCGCGGTAGATAATGAGAGTGACACCTTCTACATTTATGATTGCCACAGAGCATCAAAAGCAAGTCCTGCAGTTCACTCCGAGGTTATACGGCAACGACCATATTTCATTCCCATCGCCTACCCACATGACGGAAATCGCAGGGATAGCATGGGAAACCCCGGCCTTGCAGAACAGTATAGGAACCTTGGTTGTAATTTTCTTCTACAGCACTTCACCAATCCCCCAGGACTAGGTGAGAAGAAAGGCTCCAACTCTATAGAAGAAGGTATCATGGCTATGCTACAGTCTATGGAGAAAAAGAACTTTAAGGTATTCTCCACCTTACATGACTGGTTTGAGGAGTTTAGAATGTATCATAGAAAGGAGGGAAAGGTTGTTCCTATAAGGGATGACCTTCTCAGCGCCACGCGATATGCTTTCCAATCACAAAGATATGCTATTGCGGGTTCTGACCCTGAATGGACTAAAGATTTAACCTATAGGAATTACGGTATTGTCTGATAACGAAACAGAATTAGTATCACGAATACGCCAAGAGATTTCAGATTCTTTGGGGTATGATGGTGAAATATCTCTACAGCGAGAGAAGGCTATACAGTATTACTATGCCCTACCGTTTGGCAATGAGGTAGAGGGTCGTAGTCAATACGTTGACTCTACTGTTCAGGACACTATTGAGTGGATTAAACCTTCACTTATGAGGGTATTTGCCTCTGGCGATGAGATGGTGAAGTTCTCACCACACGGCCCTGAAGATGTAGACGCGGCTAAACAGGCCACAGACTATGTTAACTATGTCTTTACTAAAGATAACCCCGGCTGGGAAATCCTCTACTCATGGTTCCATGATGCCCTACTACAGAAGAATGGTATAGTAAAGGTATGGTGGGATGAGTATCCAGAGGAGAAGAGAGAAGAGTACCGCAATCTTGGTGAGGTAGAGTTTGAATACTTAATCTCTGATGATGAGGTAGAGGTTTTAGAGCATACAGAATATGGAGAGGCAGAAGAAATATATCACGATGTTGTAATCAAACGATCCAGTTACAACGGTAAGATAAAGATTGAGAATGTGCCACCCGATGAATTCCTTATCTCAAGAGAGGCTAAAGGTATACAGGACGCAAGGTTTGTTTGCCATAGGGTAAAGAAAACTGTATCACAACTTAGAGAGATGTATCCTGATGATGACTTTGATGTAGGTGAGTTAGGTGCAGGATACAACGAGGAAGTATACAACGCAGAGAGAATGGCTCGTTATGAGTTTGATGACTCCTTTGCTTGGGGCGCTGGACTTAATGAGAATGGTGAAGAGGCTCTAAGAGAGTATTGGTTACATGAATCCTTCATCAGAACAGACTATGATGATGACGGTATCGCAGAACTAAGAAAGGTCTGTACAGTTGGGGATTATATATTCGCTAACGATGAGATAGACAAGGTTCCTCTTGTTTCAATTACCCCATTAAAAATTCCGCATAAGTTCTTTGGTATGTCGGTTGCTGATCTGGTAATGGATTTGCAACTCATAAAAAGTACCCTGATGCGAAACCTCATGGACAACGCCTATAACCAGAACTTTGGTAGGTACGCTGTTCTCGAAGGTCAAGCGAATCTAGATGATTTGCTAACACAACGCCCGGGCGGTATAGTAAGAGTTAAATCTCCCAATGCTGTCATGCCCTTGGCTACCCCTCCCCTTCAGCCTGAATCATTCCAGATGCTTGGATATCTTGATGAGATAAGAGAGGCAAGGACAGGTGTTAATAAGAACACACAAGGTATCAATGCAGACGCTCTGACAAGCCATACAACGGCCACAGCGGTGAATATGGTGATGACCAATGCCCAGTCAAGGGTAGAGTTAATTGCCCGTCAGTTCGCGGAAACAGGCGTTAAAGAACTAATGTACTGTATCTACGAACTCCTTGTAAAGAATCAGGACAAAGAGCGCGTAGTGATGTTACGGAACGAGTGGATTCCAATACGCCCCGATATGTGGAGCGACAAGATGGACTGCACTGTATCTGTTGCTTTAGGCAATGGATCAAAGAATGAGCAGATGGCTCATCTATCTCAGATGCTACAGTTCGCTGGAGAGGCAATGAGAGGTGGACTACCCATTGTCACCCCAGAGAATATGTACAATCTAGGAGCCGCATTGATTAAAGCAATGGGCTACCAGAACGTAGATGATTACTTAACTAAACCACCACCACCTCAACCAGATCAAGGAAACCCTGAAGCCCAGATGAAAGCACAGCAGGAGCAGATGGAGATGCAACTCAAGCAGAAAGAGTTGGAGATCAAGGCGGCTGATGTACAGGTTAAGATGCAGAAGATTCAAATGGACGCAAAGAAAAATGCAGTTGATGCCCAATTGAAAGCCGCTGAACTAGCCTTAGAGAAAGAACAGAACAGAGCGGTGGCTATAGGATAATGGCTGGCTTACTGGATTTCGCATTTAATAGGAGAAAGCCTAGACCCGGAGAATGGGAGTATGATATGCACCCGGGGCCAGATACTCAAAATAATTTCAATGATCCCATATATGATGCTCCGCTATATCAAGGTGAGCAAGGGGGGTTAATGGATGATTGGATTCCAACCGAATCCACTCCAACTATGCCCCCTCCAACCCCACCAACTCCAACCACGCCTCCCCCAACTGGCTATGGGGTAGACCCCGGGCCATTTTTCCCAATAGATGATCCTAGTTGGTCTACAGAGATTAGCGCGCCAGTGAGAGTGTGGGGGCCAGCGCACGGTGGTGTTCCCGGTTCTAGTAATATAACACAACATATGGCAGATTGGATTCTTAATAAATATCCAGAACAAGAGATGG